AACCATTGTTTGCCGCGATTTTCCAATGCAATAAGCGGCGATACTGCCCATCATCCAGCACAATCCCGCCCTGCACATTTTTTTCGTGCTCCCGCCGAATCCGCGCCTTATTAAAGCTCAAAATCCCGCTTTGCCCATCAAAGCCAAAAAACTGGGCAAATAACACCGCGTCCACCTCGCGCGGCAAGCCCACAATCTGCCCAATACCATCAAGCTGCACGCCCTCGGCTTTATCTAAATGGCGCACCGTCAGCAAATCATCATAAGCCGTTTGCAACGCATTAGCAGGCGCATACAAGCTACGCACCAACGCTTCCAATTTCAGGCTGCCTGAAAACTGTGCCAAACAATGATGCCAAGCAATCTCATCATGCTTCATCAAGACACCTCAATTCTCGCCATATCAAAATACGCCTTAGCAAACGGATCAATGGTCAAATTGGCAGCCTGAAAAGCCCCATCCGCAGGTTTTTCCGTTGGCTTTGCGCTGCGGGCGATTTTCAAATCCACCGTCGCCACCCCCGCCGTGCGAAACACCGCGTAATACAACTTCTGATACAGTACATCATCGCCCAAGCCAAATAACGCACTCGCCTGCAACAAATTTTCGCGGATTTGCGCAAAGCCCGCCGCAGGGAAAACCTGCTCCGATTCAGGCAACAGCGTAATCCGCGCCTGAATCCACACATAAACAGGCGCAATGCGGTCAAAGCGCACCGTTTGCCGCCCAAAATCCGTTTGAATTTCCTGCACAATACTGCCATGCGTATCAATGCCCGCCGCCTTATATGTCCAAATCGCCCGCGCAATCGCTTCCACATCGCCGCCATCTGCCACCACATGCACCGAATGCGGCAACCGCCCATAAGCGTCCACCGTATCGCCGCTGTTAGCAAACACCCCAATCTCCCGAATCTGCGGCACATCCGCGCGAATATTCGCCGCCAGCGCAGGCAACGTCGCCCGCCCCAGCCGATAAACCGCCATGCCATGCCGATAAGCCAATTCCGCATCCGTTTCCGCTGCCCGTCCCGCTGTTGCCGCTATCGGATTGCTCACGCGGCTTACGCCCGTCAGCGGCGCAACCAAACGGTTAATCTCCCCCGCTGCCGCCGTTGCATCATCGCTTGCCGTCGCCGCCACCGCCGTGCCGATTTCCAACACCTGCAAACCCACAAAATCGCCAAAACGGCGGTTTACGCCATCTTGCGCCGTTAGCGTCAAATTCGCGCCATCATAATTTGCCAGCAAGCCCGAGCCTTCAAACTTCGCCGCCAAGCCTGCCAACGGCTGCCTGCCCGTAAAGCGATACACCACGCCATTACACGTTAAGCCCACTTCATCGCCTGTTGCTTGCAACACCAAGCCAGCCGCCGCCGTTAGCGTGATGCTTACCGCTTCATCCGTTGTCCACAGCGAGCCATTTTCTGCCGAAGCCTGCGCTCCTTTAGGAACAACCGTCCCTTTTGCGCCCCAAAAAATCAACCGCGTATAAGCCTTTTGCGCCGCCAAGCGCGACACGCCAGCTAATGACACCGCACGGTCAAGCGACACCCCCGCCGCCGTTTGCGGATACATCGCGTTGTAAACCGCTTCCGCGTTCTCCCACAATGCCGCTTCCCGCTCCGCAAACGTATCAATCAACATCCCCAGCACACTATCAGGGCGCGTCTCAATATTGCCGTCCAAGCCCGCCGCCATTAAGCGGTTTTTCAAATCCGCCGCAATCGCCTGCCGAATTTCAGGCAGCCGCATTTTCACAAACCCATAAGGTGTAACCCCATTCATATTCTTACCTCCGCAATCACACGCCCATCATCCGTTTCAATTTCAAACACCGTAACCAGCGAGCGCGTAGGATGGTTCAGCAACAACTGCATTTTCGGCACGCCCGCCACATTCGGCACAGCCTTAATTTTCGCCCGCAAAATCGCTTCCACTTCCGCACGATTGGGATTTTTCACAAGAATATTCTCCAAATACGGCACACCATGCGTGTTATCCAAAAACCATTCGCCCAAAAACGTTTTCAGCGTAATCACCACCTGCTGCCTAATTCGCTGCTCGCCCGCCACAAAATGCAACCGCCCATCCGCAAAATCCAAATCATGCGAAGCATCTAATTTCAAATCCACACTCATTGCGGCACTCCTGTTGTTCCGCCACTATCGCCCCGATGCGTATGTTGTTGCAGCGAAATTCCGTCTGTCACCACATCGCCGCCCACAATCTCAAACCCGCCGCTGCACGCCACCGCCCCGCCCGCGCCGTTATTCATGCCCTGATTGATGCTTACCAGCCCATTGTTAATCACAGGCGCGTTAATCGTAACCTTTGGCGCAGCAATCGTGATTTCCCCCGATGGCGCGATTTTCAGGCTGCCCGCCCCAAACGATAGCGACACATTCTCCGTATCCGCCGCACCCACCGTAGGGCGCAACACAGGCGAAGCAA